ACTCCCATTTTGATTTTTTTTTATTCCATCACATGATCGAAACTCGCGATTAGTATTTTATCTTGATCGCTCGTCTCCATCATCTTTAGAATCAACTGGTAAATTACTTGGTTCTGCTGGCATTGTTTTCGCTGGATTTAGGTTCTTATTTCGTAACTCATCAGCCCGTGGGTCATTAACAGGTTTAAAGCCGATAATCGCTCTGATCTCATTTGACGACAGAATTTCATTTCTAGTGAATTTATCTGCAACGTTTGCGATGTCTGAAGCACCCATAAGACTAAACGTATCCTTAAAGAACATTATGTCTTGCCCCTGAGATCTAGCAGTTTTGGAAAGGAATTTCCTTCGAAATTCGGCGACTATTGCATTTAGAATTGGACTAATAGTGCGATTATAGTAGTTTAGCATTTCTCTCTCATCAGCAGTACCATTAAACACTGCTTCCGTTAAACCTAATTGGTTATACAATGTCTGAGTAAGATACTGTATTTGCGTCATTAGGTTATTTTCCGCAGGTCGATTTAATTGTGTAATCTTTTCTGTGGCATCTGTATAAGCTATTCCATATTTTGAGCCTGCAAGTTGCATCTCAATATCTTTTCTCCGCATCTCAGCCTGTTCTCGACGAGCCTCGCTTTTGATAACGTATGGTAATTGAATAATCAGATCTAATTTTCCAGAACCACTTTGTTCATCAATATCATCCAAGATGGCTAATTTACGTATGAGTCTTTTAAGAGTACTATTTGGCTCGTTCATTACCGAATATAATGGATTTTCAATAATCGCCACAGACTTCTTTGGTACTACAATTTCTTCAGGAATCCCTTTTTTCTCATTATAAAGTCTAACCTTGATGTGCTGAGGAAACCATTGAATAATTTTTCCAGTCCTCATATTTAAAATGTCAAAAGCCCCATCATGTATATTAGCCGTTGTTTCCACAGGAACAACAGCCACAACGCCTTCATCAAACATTGACATGACAATATCTTGAATAAAGGCTATATTACTTTGATCTATGTTAGCTTCAGTTGAAAGAATTTCATTAAGACCAGATCTAATTGTTTCTTTATAACGCCGGTTTTCATCAAGCCGTACATGCTGAATCTTCACCGATGCAACATCAAGCGCTATGCGATTAAATATTGGAAGAATCATCGAACGTTCATGCACATAGCGGAATCTCGTACGGTCGGGTCTGGTGTATGATCCGGAACCATACGGATTTTCTCGAAGAGTTATGTAACCGGGGCTGGGATTTTGAAAAGCATTCCAGGCATGCATTAATCGATCAGCAAATGAAAATTTTGGCAAAACATCCGCCCCCCTTTTCTATATTTTTCGTACGGTTTCCTTCTTATAAGCAACTCTTCCGGTTGCATGAATTCCTCGAGCGAATTGATCTAAATTCGCATCCACATCAGCTAAAGCAGTAAAGACACCAATGTCGCCACGTTTGGCTACAAATCTTAATACCTTACCTGATGGTGAAGGAATATTGCCAACTCGCTCGTTCATTAATTGAGCTAATTTCTGATTATATTGATTGATGAAAGTTTTGCTAACTTTTCCCGAAGAAGTTTTTAAATTGCCCGCAGTTCTTCTAGCATAGTCATAAGCTTCTCCAGAAAGTTTTTTCTCCAATTTTTCTTTTATTTTGACACCCTTGGTCTTAGCCCATTTAGCGTCTTTCTTTTCCATTTTTTTATAACGTAGTCTTCCCAAAAGAGTTAAAGAACCATCAGGATTCTGAAAACGTCTGACGCCCCATTTCATTCCGAGGATGCCATAATGTTTTAGCTCATCCATATTTACCACTCCTTAATAAAGAGGCTTAGTCGAATGCGTCTTTATTTCTTTTGTATGCTATCCACGCATCCATCAAGGCTGCTACTGCGTCAATCTTACACTCATGCCGTTTCTTAAAAAGCTTACGATTGCCATTCGTATCCTCTAAAACGATAGCGTTACCCATCGCAAATGACATGAGCTTCTGGTCAAAGAGAAGGAGTCTTTCCTCTGAAAGAGTCTTTAATTCGCCAAGCGGAACAGACTCGGTTTTTATACCCTGTATAACTTTTTCAACTCCGTAAGGCCCATATTCTTTTGTCCAACGATCTACAAATTCCTTAGCATTATAAGGGTCAAAACCAAAACAACGAACATCATACTGATTATCTTGAATGAAACGGTCTAGATCATCATAAACATCCATCATGTCTAAAACGTTACAATCAAGTACAATCAAGGATCCCTCGTTTATAAATTCGTCATATTTCATCCTCATAGCAGCAGGAAGCTTCATGTGAGTTAAGGAAGAAATATAACAGCGCGTTTTAATCCCATACTTCTCATTAGGTAAGGGGAATAGAAAAGTAAATGCACAGAAGTCGTCACCTTGTGAAAGATCAGCGCCCAGAGCACAGGGCATTGACCAATAATCTCTTCTAGGATGTGGTTCGGTTTCCTCGTATGTAAAGAAGTATGTGTAACCTTCCATAGGGATTCCAAATCTTTTGGCTAAAATATCATTACGTGCTGCTGGAGCTTGTTCAGCTCTTTCAACGTCCAGATGATACGCTTCATAACTTACGGTTTTACCAATATTCGGATTAGCTTTGACCCACATTTCAGGGTTATTTACTTCTGTTATATCATCTAAACGATAATACCAAATAGATACGTGAGGGTTTATGTATTCACCACGTAGAATCTTCATTAATTCCATTTTGATGTTATCGCCGGCACTGTTACGAATTGTGCCCTCTGAACTCATTGCTACAATTAAATAATCATCAAGTTTTGAAGCGCCTTGCTCAATTGCCCCTATAACATCCTCACGTATATCACTCGACAGCCATTCGTCAATTGTAGCTACTTTAGGTCTAAGACCTTGTAACTTATCAATGGACATCGGGCGAATTTCCAGCAGTGACCCTGTTAAAAAGTTTTCAATACCTCTTTTAGTTGAGGCTAGCTTGACCCGATTTGCTTTAGAACCTGTAGTATTCTGAAGAGACCCGTCTGTCAAAAACTTGAACAATGGACCTCTAGCTCTGATAATAGCAGTTCGAATCGGCGATAAAATTTCATCCGCTTGTTTCATTGTTGGGGCGGTTGTTATTTGGTGTGTCGTAGATGTGTCGACATTCAAATAATAACTTTGTATACAGGCACCATACATCGACTTAGCGGCTCCACGGGCAACTATCAAAAATTGTTTATTAATTAAACGCTTTTTAATCATTTTACGAACAAAACGCCCACCTCGGCCATTTGGGTTCGGTTTATAAACGCTTCGTTCAACAAAATAATACCAACCAAATATCTGTTCGGCCCAAAGCTTAAAACTATCTAATAATACTAAATCGCCACCATCGGTTAAGGTAAGCTCATTTTCGCAAAAAGCTATAAACCCTTCTACAGCTTCCTCATCGTAATAAACCCCTGGATTAGCGATTAGGTCATCGATACGATTCATTTCCATAGAAATTTCTTTGCAGATTGGAATCTTCCCCCGAAGTACATCTTCTCTAAATCGCCCATAATATCTTGGGACTGCGGTATTAGACAATGCGCCCATATTATGAGCCCCTTTCTATTATGCTATATTAACCTTTCTTTTTAAATTTTTGAGTTATTCCATAAATTGTTGCTGCTGTAGTACCCAAACCTGCTATTGCTTTCAAATATTCAGCACCTTTTAGAATTTCAGAAGCTTTTAATTCACGTAATTTCTTTTCCATTTGCAAACGATCGGTTAATCGTTTAAGCTCTTTATCGGTCATGTTTTTATAATTTTTAGTTTTTAACAGCCTTGAATATACATAATCACGTGAATATTTCTTTTCACCATAATATCTTCTTTTTCCTTCTGGAGTTAGAGAACCGTCAGGATTTTGAAAACGTCTTATACCCCATTTCATTCCGAGAATGCCATAATGTTTGAGGGTGTTTTCTACAATATCACTCATGTGCATTCCTCCTCTTTAAGCCCCTAATAAACCAGACACAATAGCTTCTCCATATTTTATTTTCTCATGGTATTTAGCTATAACTTTTCCTGTTGTATCTAATATCTGTACATTATTGTAATTGTTCCATAATGACGTAATTTTTTCTTTACCTTTCTGGAATAATTTTTTACCATTTGGAGATGCTATTAAATACTCAACAGTTGCTACTGTAGCAAGAGTCCCTAAGCCAATACCAATTTGTCTACCAAGCTCTCTACGGACTGCTTTAGAACGATCCATCCCTCTATTTCTTCTATCAGCAATTCTTTGAGCACCTTTTTGGCCATATAATAATATGTCCCTTTTTGTTGGTTTGTATCGTTCTTTTCCAGCTGGAGTTAATGTACCATCAGGATTCTGAAAACGTCTGACGCCCCATTTCATTCCGAGGATACCATAATGTTTGAGGGTGTTTTCTACAATATCACTCATATGCATCCATCCTCTCCAAGGTCTAAATCTACCACTTTTATTTTCTTATGGAATCTAGCTATAACTTTTCCTGTTTGATCTAATACTTGTACATTGAGGATGCCATAATGGGTCAATCCATTATCCATATGCTAATCGCCACCTCCTTTTAGAAAATAGGAGAACGCATTGATTTAGAATTGGATTTATGTTAACGTATATTTTTGTTAGTTATTTAGAAGAGCTTCGAAAAAGAGTTTACCGGTCGTGATTTTATTTTGCTCTAAATCGGAAATCCGTTTTTCCATCCGACGAATGTCCTTTAAACGGTAAGCTTCTTGGCGCTTTTTTGTTATGCCAATCGATAGTTTTCCTTGGTTGTTTTTTAGTTTTTCCAGTGTTTTTCGGTCGCTTTCCAACTGCTTTTCTTTATTGAGAAAAGTTTTTGGTCTTATAGATCCGCTTTCATTTCGAATTCCTAGGGACCGATTTTTTCTATACCGTTCTTTTCCAGCTGGAGTTAATGTACCATCGGGATTTTGAAAACGTCTGACGCCCCATTTCATTCCGAGAATGCCATAATGTTTGAGGGTGTTTTCTACAATATCACTCATATGCATTCCTCCTCATAGCTTCTCCTTAAGCGTGTTAAATATTATCTTCCCGCATTCCCAAGAAGGGATCCTACCACAGATGCTCCAACTAATACGGTAGTCATTCCAGCTACTTTAGAAATTGTTTGTTCCTTCACTGCCTGTTTCATAACTTTTGTGATATAATCGCGTCCGACTTTGGCTCCTCTAGAATCATACCATTGGGTTATTACATAAGTACCAAGTTTTTCATCATATTCAGTGTCATATTTTAAACCTTGTTTTGATTTAAAAGCTTTGACGTCATCTCTAAATTTTTGTTTTTCTTGTCTTCGAATACCTTTTGCCTCGAGTTTACTTAAGTATTTATCTCTTAATCTTTCTGTTTCCTTTATTTGTGCTTGTACTTCTTCTGGCGTGAGAATCATTTTACCAGATTTAGTTTTTAGTCCTGTTTTAGCATATGGTTTGAGCGACTCAATATCCTTATCAAAACGTCTTCCATATCTTCTTTTTCCTTCTGGAGTTAATGTACCATCAGGATTCTGAAAACGTCTGACGCCCCATTTCATTCCGAGGATGCCATAATGAGCCAGTGTACGACCAACAATATCATCATGATAGAGATTCTCAATTGGTTCTTCTGTGCTTATCTCTGGAAACTCATATAAATAATTATGTGCATTAGGATTTAAAGGATCATGCTTGGCACTTTTACGCTTTAAATCAAGTATCAAATTTTGAACCTCATTTTCTTTTCTCAAACGAACTATTAATTCATCTAATTGACGATCTGTTGCTGATTTGATAGATACTGTTTTGTCAGCCATTTTTATAAACCTCCTTCTGTGGATTCTACTTGAAAATTGAGACGCCATTCAATTTCTTTAAGTTGCTCTTTAATATTTTCAATGAGGTAACTTGACTGTGGCGGATCGAAGGTTAAACGAACTTTTAAATATATGTAAGTTTTAACACTTTCTAAATCAATGCGTTCTCCTATAAAGTCATTCCAAGTTTCTTCCTCGCCACGAATTTTAAATCCTGATTGTGGGCCAACACCAAGCTGCGTTAGGGACATTAGAGCTGAATTAATATTAATGATGATGTCCTGGTCAAACTGGACGTAATCTTTATCGATTCCTAATAGTTTCTTTATAGAAATTAGTATGCTAATTTCTTCCATGGTGTTGTATCCCCTTTCGTGCGTTCTTTTGGAAGCTGGATAAGCAATGATGCATCTCCATAATGTAAAGCATTACTTGTATTATGAGATGTGCATATTAAATTTTCTGGATCAAATAAACAAGGGCGTCTAAGCTCAATATCTTCCAAGGTGATAGGGTTTATATGATGAACAATAATACGTCCATGGATAGGTCTGTCCGGATGAGCTAGATCACAACCATTATCACGAATAATAATCTCTCTTCGTACTCGGCGCCATTCTGGTGATCTATAAAAAACTTGATTGAGATATCGATTAAAACCAAAAGTTTCCTTGCCAACAATTCCGCCGAGTTTTAAATATTCGAAACGCTCTTCAAAAGTTTTAAATTTGCAAAGTTCAGAATATGTTTTCATATTCATCCCCATCTTCGCTTCTTTGTCCAGAATATTTGCGCATCGCTTTTAAAGCATTAGCATAAAGCTCTTCAGATCTCTTAGCAGATTGAATAGCCTCTGTTTTAGCTTTAAGAAGGTTTTTCTGTTGTTCAAGAATTTCTCTTTCTATTCGTTCCTTCATCGACCCTAACTTGAGGAAATGTGTTGTTTCTTGCGAAGTTGCAGTACCTTCACGAAGTCGCTTTTCAACTAAATCATAAGCTAAGGCAATAAGTTGTCTTTCTCTTGCCTCCGGTGTAGTAGCTGGAGGTCTTCTTCGTGTAGACTTTACTCCTTCTTCTTTAGCATTAGCCATAACTTTAGACCTCCTTTCTACCACTTTGTTTCTGGTATTAGTCTACTTTAGAAGGAGTATTAGGGTGCGAAATCAAGCGCTCTTGAAAGGAGCCCCGGCTCACCACCCCGGAGATTTAACGTGATACGCCTGTTCGCACCCTAGTAGCCCGCCTAAAATAAAAGCAGTAAAGACACCAATGTCGCCACGTTTGGCTACAAATCTTAATACCTTACCTGATGCGGACTGTTTCCCAGAAAATCCCTCCGGAGAAATTTTGAAG